GGGGCGTTGTGTGGCACTACTCCGGCGGGTACTTCGCATGCCCCGCGTTTCGGAAGTTCGTCGGAGCATCGCGCTTGCATACGCTGCACCGGAGCGCGTACAAACTATCTGGCAACTTCACATAGCTCAGGATCGACTTGCGGCGCTGCTCATAGCAGTTTGTGCAGATGTAATGCGGCACCTCTCCATTCGCTACGCTTTCTTTCATCGCGTATACGACCGCTCCGGCGTATGGGGAAAAAAGCTTGTATCGCTCCTTTTCCTTCGCCCAATCGTTGGCTGCCACCAATGCCTCTTCAGCTTGGCGTGCGCGCTTGTTGGCGTCCGCCATCGCCTCTTGCATCGCAAGCATGGCTTGCTGGGCCTCCAAGAGAGACTGCTGAATTGACATCACCTGTTCTTTCACGGCGAAGTCAACCTTTGCCCCCATCACAGCCTTTGCGATATCAGCCGCTGCCTTAAGGCTGCCAAGAGCCCCCGCCACTTGTTGCGCATCAAACATCACCCATCCTCCCACTTACCAAGCACCGTGCCCAAGATGTGAAACTTTTCCCGGATGGGCTCATGCGACGGGTTCAGCGGCTGTAGCCACTGGCGTCCGTCCTCGTTTTTGTAGATTTTGAAGGTCACTTCGTCGGTGCCCGTCAGGCAGGCCACCACCCGATCACCGTTTACAGGGGTTTTGCGCTCCGGGTCAACAAAGATGTAGCAGCCCTCGGGGTATGTCCTGCTGTTGCCGCTGGGCGCCGTCATAGAGTCGCCGCGCACGCGCAGAGCAAACGTGCTGCCGCTGTGGCTTACGGGGCAATCCATCCATCTGTCAGCCTGGCCTGGCAAGTGCGGGTCTGAGGCCGCGCACCACTCCCCGGCCTGTACCCAGGAAATCAGTGGCACCTTGCCGCGCAGGTCTGGGCCTGGTTCTGTGTTTGCAATTGATGTGTCCTGCTGATCCATCCAGCCGTGCGGCTTCCCCATTTTTTGTTCCAACTCACGGGCAATAGCGTTGCTCATGACTCGCGGCTTGCCAGTCTTGGAATTAATTGACGCGTTCAGCCATTGGCTTATTTGCGCCGGAGCCTTGCCAATCTTGTCCGACAGCATGGACTGATTCCCGGCCTCGGCGATTAGCGCGGCCAGCTTCAATCGGCGTATTTCTTCGACGGTTTTCATCTGAGTAAGTTTTTAGCTATTTGCTATTGAAAGCAATGAGCGCAAGGCTATTGACAGGCATTAGCCTTAGGCTAAAATGCATAGCCATGAAGCTATCTGACTACCTTGAATCACTCGAGCGCGGAGCTAAAGCCAAGCTTGCGGCGCAGATCGGCGCTCATGCCTCGGACTTGTCGGACTGGATCAGCGGGAGCCGCCCTGTCCCCGTGCATCGCTGCGCATCCATTGAGCGCGCCACCAATGGCGCAGTCACCCGCCGCGACCTTCGCCCCGACGACTGGCAGTCCATCTGGCCCGAACTTGCCAAGCCCGCCCGCAAAGCCAAGCAGCAGGAGGCCGCGTAAATGGCCGCCACCCCAGCATTCGGAACGGGCCGCATCCGTGGCCCTATCCACCTCACGAACGCCCTCATCGCTGTTTTGCGTGAAGAAGGCCTCCCGCGCATCCTCGAAGCGGGCACCGGCTTCGATAGCAACCACATGGTGCTGACCCTGCGCATCGATATCAGCGCCGAGCAACTGGAAGCTGCCGCGACCTTGCTGCGCGAAACCATTGATCAACCCACCCGCAAGACCAAGGAGGCCGCACATGGCTAATGCCCAAGGCCCTGCATCAGCTGGTCTGTTTGCCAAGGTACGTACAGCTTTCTCCATGCCCATTGCGCAACTGTCAGATACCCGGAAAGACCGCCAATCACTGACAGACCGGCAGCTGATGCTGTTGAAGAAATCCCTGATGGCAGGGCGTTCTGAATTTGCTCTGGTGTCACCTGAAACCACCACAGCAACGCAAGACCAAGCCATGCCAGCGCCAGATGCGCAACGCAGAACACAAGCCATCCAAGGAGGCGGCTGATGTTCAACGTGATTGCGAAGTTCGCCTCTATGGCTTGGGCTGGTGTCAGCCCAATCGATTCCCTCATGTCTGCCCCTTTCGTTGGCTTGGTTGGTCGCACTTCCATTGTCCAGCGTCTGCGGGCGGGCGCCTAACACCACAAGCCCAACCAAAACACCACCACCAGGAGAGAAGCCATGTATGCCAACCCCGCACACATCAAGCACAAGCGCGTGAACCTCTCGCTCAACGAAGAGCAGTTCGCCGTGTTCTTTGAAAAAGCCCAGGCCGAAGGCAAGCAAGTCACGCCTTTGATTCTTGAGCTGGCTTTGAAGGGTCTTGATCTGCTGGAAGGTCATGGCATCCATGTTCCTGCACACCGCAATGAATTGCCACGCGCTCAAGCGTAACAACCACGTTACGGAGCGCTCATGCCCGAAGCAATTCCAACCATTGCCTATGAACCAGACAGCGCAGCACACCAGCGCTTGATGGAGTTCGCCCAAGCCAACGGCCTCACGTTTGAAGAGGCCGTGTTTCTTCTCGCTTCGTCTGCATTGCACATGCAGGAGCTGTTGTCGCGCCTTGTCGCACCTCAGCGTAACGACTGAGTAACGGAAAACGCACAAATGAGCTTTCCAGCCGTTCGCCCAAAGGCGCAGCCCGCACCTTCACCACGTATCCGCGTCATCAGCACAGAGCGCCGGTATGTGGGGTTTCACATCAGCAACCAAGCCGAAGGCCGCAAAGAGGCTGAGCGGCAAAAAGCGCTCAAGAAGGCCTCTCTGTGAAGCGCATCGCCAAGTTCATCCAGTCGTGCATTCGCCTGCGCTCTGTGTCGCTGGCGCTGTGGGTGCGGGACTACGACAACGCCGAGATCGCAAAAAAATGAGCCAACTAACAGCAAATCGCCTGCGCGAAGTTTTGTCATTCGATTCCTCTACTGGGTCGATGTGCTGGTCAAAGCCGCCTAGCCCAAGTCGTGTCAAGCCTGGACAGGTTGCGGGCAGCGTTGCCAAAAGTGGCTACCTGACGATCCGAATCGACCGGACGCTCTATCTGGCGCATCGGCTCGCATGGCTCTATGTGCACGGCGAGTGGCCCACGCAAAAGATCGATCACATCAACGGCGACAAGCACGACAACCGCATCGCGAATCTGCGGCTTGCGACTGATCGCGTCAATGCGCAGAACGTGCGCAAACCCCAGGCCAACAACACCAGCGGTTTCCTTGGCGTGACGTTTTGCCGTTGGACAAACCGCTGGCTGGCGCAAATACAAACCGGGGGCAAGCACCACAACCTCGGTCGCTTTGACACGCCGGAGTTGGCGCATGCAGCGTACCTGCAAGCCAAGCGACGGCTCCATGAGGGATCGACCCTGTGAACGCACAAACCGAAGTATTGAACATGCAGTATTCCCAGCACCCCCTGAGCGCAGCTTTCCCCGCGATGCACGCGGATGAATTCCAGTCGCTGAAAGACAGCATCGAAAACATCGGCGTGCAGAACCCGATCACGCTTTTCGAGGGCATGGTGATTGATGGCTGGCACCGTTACAGCGCGGCGACTGAGCTGGGCATGGATTGCCCACGCAAAGAACTGGACGCTTGGATTGATCCGGTGGCTTTTGTCCGTGCCCAGAACAAAGACCGCCGCCATCTGCCGCTTTCTGCATGGGCATTGATTGAGGTATCGCTGCGCGAGTGGAAGCCTTCGCATCGCCCAGATAAGGGTGAACTCAGTTCACCCTTACAGGCTAGCAATCAAGAGATGGCCGATGCGGTTGGTGTGACGAAACGCACGATCCAGCAGGCCAAAGCGGTGCAATCCAACGCCACACCTGAAGTCATTGCCGCCGTGAAGTCCGGGGAGATTGGCCTGCCAAAAGCCGCAGCCATTGCCAAGCTGCCCAAGGAAGAGCAAGCCGCTGCAATCCACAAGCCAACACCAAAGGCAGCACCGGTCGAAGAAGCGCCAGCCTATGACGGCCCGGACGAAGCAGAAATTCGTGCAGCTGAACTGCAAGAGCAAGCAGATCAAGATGCATTCAACAAGCTGCTGCTGGCCGATGACAAGCTGGCTACCGCATACAACGAAATCAAGCGCCTGAATGCTGTCAATGCTGTGCTGGAAAGCCGCTTGCAAGGCCTGATGAATGAGAAGGCCGAGGCAATCCGTCTGGTGAAGTCCCGTGACCGCCAGATTGCCAAGCTGGAAGCCATGTTGAAGGAAGCAGCATGAGCGCCGTCATGACTCGTCTGTTTGATGACGCGCCCAACTACGTCAGCACCTGCTTTCCCGTAGCGCGTCCTTTTCAGCAAGCAGCCCATGAAGCGCTGCGCCAGGGTTTCCGAGATGGGCACAAGAATCAGCTCATCATGGCCCCCACCGGTGCGGGCAAGACGTATTTGGGTCACCGTATTGCGCATGAGGCATTGGTGAAGGGCCGTCGCGTTGTTTTTGTTTGCGACCGCACCACGCTTATCAACCAGACTAGCAAGGCCGCTGATGCCTACGGCCTGAGCGCCCACGGCATCGTGCAGGCAAACCACTGGCGTCGTGCCCCTGATATGCCGTATCAGATTGCCAGCGCCCAAACCATTGCCAAGCGTGGTTACTGGCCCGCTGCTGATGTGGTGATTATTGATGAGGCGCACACGCAACTGAAGGTGTGGACGGAGTTTGCACAGTCGAGCAAGGCTGTGTGCATTGGCTTGTCAGCCACTCCGTTTTCGTCTGGCCTTGGCAAGATTTTCACGAACCTGATTAACGCCACGACGATGCACGACCTCACGCAATCGGGTGTGTTGGTGCCCATGCGTGTCCTGTCTTGCAAGCGTGCAGATATGACCGGCGCGGCCACTTCGGGCGGCGAGTGGACAGACAGCGCAGCCGAAGAGCGCGGGATGCAAATCGTTGGCGATGTGGTGAAGGAGTGGATTAGCCACGGCGAAAACCGCAAGACCATTGTTTTCGGAGCAACGATTAAGCACTGCCAGGAACTGGCCCGTCAGTTCTTGGATGCCGGTGTGATGGCGGCTGTGTTCACCAGCGAAACCACCGCAGCCGAGCGTGAATTGCTGGTGAAGGAATACAGCAAGGCTGATAGCAGCCTGCGCGTTCTCATCAGTGTGGAGGCACTTGCCAAGGGGTTTGATGTGCCTGACGTTGGGTGTGTCGTGGATTGCCGCCCCCTTCGCAAGTCCCTTTCCACCGCAATCCAAATGTGGGGCCGTGGCCTGCGCTCTTCTCCTGATACGGGCAAGAAGGATTGCATTCTGCTGGATCACTCGGGAAACATCATTCGCTTTGCCGAGGACTTCTCGGAAATCTTTTTCAACGGCCTGGATGCCCTGGACATGGGCGAGAAGCTGGACAAGAAGATTCGCCGCGATGACGAAGAGAAGGAAGCCAAGGGTTGCCCTTCGTGCGGCTACAAGCCGTTTCACAAGCGCTGCATGTCTTGCGGTTTTGAGAAGCAAGAAGCTGCTTTGCAAGAGGCTGTAGCTGGCGTGATGGAAGAGGTTGTGATGCTGGGCAAGAAGAAGCTGGCAGACGACCGCCGCCACCTGTGGGAGCAGCTTTGCACTTATGCGCGTGGGCACAGCTCACCTGAGCGTCAACGTGGCCGCGCATGGCACCTGTATCAAAAGATCACTGGCGACTGCCCACCGGCTGGCTTTGATTTTTACAGCACCCCAAATGCCGAAATCACGGCCAACGTGCGCAACAAGATCAAGAGCCTGGATTTGGCTTATCGCAAGGCGGTGAAGAAATGAGCTTCATTGCATTTGCCCGCGCACATGGCGTGGAGATTGACCCATCCAAGTTGTACGCCTCGGAGCGCATCAAGCGCTGCGGCACCACTGACAAGCCAAACGGCAAGAACGGCGCTTACTTTTGGGACGGTGCTCGTGGCTGGGTGTTTAACTGGTCTGCGGAAGCCCGCGTGCAGTGGTTCAACGATGCCAATGTGCAGCCATGGACTGAGGCTGAGAAGGCCGCATGGAAGGCAAAGCGGCAAGCCGCCCAGGCTGCGCAAGAGCAGGAATACCAGCGTGCCGCAGTGCGTGCCATGGAACTGCTCCGTAACGCCCAGCCCGCCGAACACAACTACCTGCATCGCAAAGGGTTTGCAGAGGCACAAGGCTTTGTGGCCGCTGATGGTGCCTTGCTGATCCCCATGCGCAACCTGCACACCAACAACGTGCAAGGGGTGCAAGTGATTCGCTGGGACGAAGCCGCAATGGCTTTTACCAAAAAGATGAGCCCAGGCATGAAGGCCAAGGGCGCAGTGTTCCGCATGGGCGACAAGACCGCGCCAGAAACGATTTTGTGCGAAGGCTATGCAACGGGTCTATCCATTGTTGCAGCGCTGCGCAGCGTGGGTTTGCGCGCCTCTGTGCTGGTTTGTTTCAGCGCGAACAACCTGGAATTCATCGCGCAGCAGATCAAGGGCCGTGCATTCGTTTTTGCCGATCACGACAAGTCCGGTACAGGCGAAAAGTGCGCCCAGGCCACGGGCCTCCCGTACTGCATGAGCCCTGTCATGGGCGAGGACGCCAACGATTTGCACATGCGTGCTGGCCTCTTTGCTGTCTGTCAGTTGCTGATGGAGGTTCGCCGGAAGTAACTCAAGAGGTGCTGCCCCGAAGCCAGAGAGGGAAATGCGGTTCTCCGAGCACCGCAGCAGCACAGGAATCAAGCGCGCACGCCGCTCTAAACGTGCCGCCTGGATGTGTCGGCCATGGTTTAACGACAGGCACCAGGGGAGAGCTGAACTGTGGGATTAGGGGCTGAGATACAGCAAAGGGTGGCGAAGCCAGAGCCCTTGCCCCGAACGTCTGGCGGGTCATGTAACGCGACGGAGCAGGAAGTCGAGACATGTGAAGGCCTACCCAGGAAGGGCTAGGTCTGTCCGCTCAAGAGCAGATACAGGGAATACAGGGGAAGAGATGAATGACGGAGTACGAAAAGCAGCTAGCCCACCTCATCAAGTTGGCAAGCAACCCAGCAACAAAGGAGCACTCATGGTTTCAGGCAAAGGAGTTGGAACGATGCGAAACAGGCATGTGGAATGGAATCGCGGGGGAATTGAAGCGGCACATGCTCGCCAAGCAATCCTCACCCGCACGGCCAAAGAGTGGGGGGTGAAGTGATGAATTGCAAACCTGGGGTGATGGCCGAAGTCATCCGCCCACACTTTCGCCACGGCGTGATTGTTGAAGTCGTTCGCGAATGCACACAAGCGGAGCGTGCCGACCTGGTGACTCTTGAAAAAGAGTGGAGCGAATGCGGCCATGTTTGGCTGTGCGGGCTGGCGACGGGCAGCAGAGGCATTGATAACGCGACTGGCAAGGCCGCTTATTTACTCCCCGGCGATGAGGCATTCATTGCCGATAAGTATCTCCGCCCCATCCGCGACCCTGGAGACGACGCCCAGGACGAAACCCTGTCCTGGCTCCCCGTGCCCAGCACTGAGAAGGAGGCGGCATGAATACCGTGTTCCCAGAAATCGCCATCACGGCAGACGCCCGCCAAGTGGGCGGTTCGCATTACCGAGACATGCAGATGCAGCCGTGGGACGTAATGCAAGCCGTGCTGACGCCAGAGGAATTTCGCGGCTTTCTCAAAGGCAACGTCATCAAGTACGCCATGCGCCAGGGCAAGAAAGAGGGCACGGACGATGCAGGCAAGGCGCAGCACTACGCGCAGAAGCTGGCGGAGGTTGACGCGCAGGAGGGGCGGCGCAATGGCTGGACGCATCACCATGAGCCTGTACAACGCCCAGCAGGCCCACCAGGCCATCAAGACAGCATGGGCACATGCCAAGGGCTGGCTAGGTGCTGGTGGGCAGCGCCTGGTGCTTGAAATCAGGCCAGAGAAGCGCAGCGATGCGCAGAACCGCCTATTGCACGCCTGCCTGTCTGAAATCAGCAAGCAGGTGGAATGGGCCGGTGCAAAGCGCGACGTGGACACATGGAAACGCCTGTTGACCGCCGCATGGCTTCGGGCGCGTGGAGAGCCTATCGAGATGCTGCCCGCATTGGATGGGCATGGTGTGGACATCGTTTTCAGGCGCACCAGCCAACTCACAAAAGCCGAGTGCGCCGAGTTGTCCGAGTTCGTGATGGCTTGGGCGGCAGAGCACGGGGTTGTGATTCACGCGCCGGAGGGGTGGCAATGAAAAGAAAAACTGCAATGTCAAAGGTCGCAGACCTGCGAGGAATGGTCTTTGGTGATCTAACAGCGATCTCGCACAGTATCCACAAAGGAAAGTCCAAGTGGCTCTGCGTTTGTGTGTGTGGAAAAGAGAAATCGGTATATGCAACACACCTGCTACGCGGAAATACCAAGACATGCAGCCCTGGCGGCAAACATGGGATCGGCAAGCGTACGCCTGGCTATTCCAGCTGGGATGCGATGGTGTCACGCTGCACACGCCCAACACATATGCACTATGCGAGTTACGGAGGGCGCGGCATAACGGTCTGCGCCAGCTGGCGCGAGTCTTTTGCAAACTTCTATGCAGACATGGGCGACCGGCCCGATGGTTGCAGCCTGGACAGGATTGACCCCAACGGCAATTACGAGCCAGCAAATTGTCGTTGGGCAACCCCGAAGCAGCAGCAAAACAACATGCGCAGCAATGTGTTTGTTGAGCATGAGGGGCAGGCTATGACTTTGGCGCAGGTTTCGGACGCCACAGGCATACCTTACGGCACGGTTTTTGACCGCTACACGCGAGGGGTGTCGCTATATGGCGGTTGATCGCTGGCTAAAAAACAAGGTGTGCCAAATGTGCGGAGCATTGTTTACGCCGGTGCGCCCAATGATGGTTGTCTGTTCTCCCGCCTGCGCCATGAAAAAGGTGCGCCAGGAAAAGGTTCAGGAGCGCGCCAAGGTTCGCACCCGCAAAGAAGCCATCAAGACCATCCCAGTACTCATCAAGGAGGCTCAACGTGAATTCAACGCCTACATCCGGGCGCGTGACGCGCATCAGCCCTGCATCTCCTGTGGCGCAGCTCCACCTGATTTATCGGGATTACACGCTGGTCGTGACGCTGGTCACTATCGCTCTGTGGGCAGTGCTTCGCATCTCCGCTTTCATGAGGACAACGTTCACGCCCAATGCGTTCACTGCAACCAATGGGGAGCGGGGCGCGCAGTGGACTATCGCATCGGACTTGTGGCCCGGCTCGATCTAGCCCGAGTGGAAGCCCTGGAGCACAACAACACACCGCACAAGTGGACGCACGACGAATTGCGGGCCATCCGCGAAGCCTACAAAAAGAAATTGAAGGAACTGAAAGCATGAGAGTAGGCGTCCGAATCAAAGAGCTATGCGCTGCGCTGGAAGGCATGGGCCCAGCAACAGCGGCAGAAATCCACCAGGCCGTTTTCCCCGAGCTGGATGTGAACTCTGTTCGCACGTATTGCAGCCGTGCGGTTGGCCTTGGGTTCGCCAGCGTGGATCGAAGCGCTTACCCCATGCGCTTCACCATTGCCGAGGGGTGGCAGAGATTCAAGGCCCCGCAGCCAGCAAAGCAGCCAAGGCCAGTAAAGCAGCCAAGGCCCAGGTATGTGAGGCCAGCCAATCCATTGTTGACAGCCTGGAGCCATGCCGCATGAAGCGCGAAAACATCAACCTGAGCGTGACCCCGCCTGACCTGCGCGAAGCAGAGGAGCTACTGATCCGTTACGGACTGTGGGCACAAGACCGCTACAAGAAGCGCCGCTGCGCCAGTGCCGAAGGCCAGTACAGGGCACCACCCACACCAGGCGAGGAACCCATGCCTGAGCTGATGGCTGACTTCGCGGCGATGGATGTTCAGCGGGCTTTGCAGGTGGTGCCCAGGCAGTACAGCCGCGTACTGGCAGCGGTGTACATCCCCAAGGCCGAGAGCGAGCTATCCGCGCGGCTTCGCATGGGCATCAAGCGCAGGCTGTGGCATGACTCCAGAGTTCAGGGCTTGAGATTATTTTGGGGCCACTACTTGCGCCGCTTGACAAAGTAGTGCATAATCGCGCCATATTCCGCGACAATGTGTCGTTCATCGCTTGCCCAACGGCAGGCGGTGGTGTCTCTGGAGCCTCGAAGCAGCAATGCATCGGGGCTTTTTGCATTTCGCCGTGTGCCCGAGAGGCCGAAGGGTGACCAAGCTAGAGGGATTGGCGTGGCGCTTGGGCCGATACGCCGGTCTCCCTGGGTTCGAATCCCAGCACAGCAACCACGTTCGCGGGCCGCTGCTCTCCCATGATCTGGCTCTGTCCAACTGGCAGCGCGCCCGCACCCAAAACATGAACCCTGACACCACACCCGAGCAAGACAAGCCCGAACCATTCGCGCTTGACCTGAACGACGAAACGCCTCTTCCCGTCATCTGCGAACTGAGCGAAGACGGGACTTGTGAGGCGTGTCAGTAATCGCCCGCCCGATCACCGGCAACCAGCGCCGGGCCAAAACGGGATCGACGGGACTCCTCCGCAAGCTCGGTGCTGGGAAGCGTCGGCAGCAGCCAGCAGGGCCAGCCCTGTAGCCCGATGGCAGGCAGAACACAATGAGCAACATGAACTACCCAAGGCGCGAAGTCTGGATGGAGTACGACTGCCCCAATGGCGCGGATAACGACCTGCACGACGATGCTCTGGTCTACAAGGGCCAGCGCTTCACCTGCGCCATCTGTGGCAATGAGCACACCGCAGGCGTGGATGTGCAGATCGGTGTTGGTGTGGATGTACTGATCGCCCCGCGCGAGTACGACTACAGCCAGCGCCAGTTTGTGGAGCTGCCGGAGTCTGCCGAGGCGTTGAGAGCATTGGTAGCTAGGCAATGAAGCTGCAACGACTGCCGAACAGGCTGGCATCCATCGCTACCACTCGACTGCCAACGCTGCAAACGAAGGCAGGGGCGACCACCCGCATCAGGGGCAGGGCAGGGATAAAGGAGCGGCATGATGCGCTTGTCGCAGGGCTGTACACCTGCGTTGATTGTGGGCTCGTCAGTACGTCAAATGAGATTGACCACGAAATCCCTCTAGAGCAAGGCGGCCCAAACCATCCCAGTAACTACCGGGTAAGGTGCATCCCATGCCACGCAGCCAAAAGCAAGCGGGACGGGAGCGCAAGACGCGATTACTTGCCAGCAGACAACCAGGCGCACATACAGGAGCTGCTGCACCCAACGACGCTGAAACCCTCAGCCATCCCGCTCACCATCGTGTGCGGCCCCGCTGGAGGTGGAAAATCGACGTTCATTAAAAAGCACAAAGGCAAGTCCGATCTAGTCATCGACATGGATGCCATCCGGGCAGAGCTAGGAATTAGCTCCGAGCGGTGGGACGCGCACACATTAGAGCGCAGCCTGACAAGGCGCAATGAGCTACTTGCCTCACTAGCGACAGCGAAGGCACCGCACGCATGGTTCATCGTGTCAGCCGCAACAAACGCAGAGCGCGAGTGGTGGCGAAAGACGCTACAGCCGCAGCGCCTGGTAGTTGTTCTGGCGAGTCAGGAGCTATGCCTGCACCGCATCGGTGAATCACGCCAAGGCGACCGTGCTGCGAGGTCAATACGCGCAACTGTGAAGTGGTGGAGTGAGTACAGCAACGCAAGCGGCCATGAAGTGATTGACACCGGAGCGTGACGACCAAGGGCGGGGGGCGGTTCAAAGTCTGGAACGATCGAAACACGGACACCCCCAGTTCACCCATTTGGACAAAAAAGCCCCCTTTCAAAACGAGTCAAAAGGAAATCAAATGGCTGGAGCCAAAGGGCGTAGCGGCGGCGCTAGGCATGGCGCTGGCCGCAAACCGAAAGAGCCGCAGAAGCTGGTGATTCCAGTCCCTGCGCCAGAGTCTGAATTGCCTGTTGTGGACATCCCGCAAGGCGTGACCCTGGCACACAAAGACCCGAAGTTGTTTCTGCTGGCGCTGATGAACGATCTTGAGGCCGATGTAAAGCTGCGTGCCGATGCTGCCAAGGCGCTGATGCCGTTCATGCACGCCAAGCTGGGCGAGGGTGGTAAGAAAGAGCAGCAGGCAGACGCAGCCAAGAAGGTTGCCAGCAAATTTGCTATCGCAACACCGCCGAAGCTCGTAGCAGCGGGAGGCAAGAAGGTTTAAACAATGGAATGGACTACCTCATGCGTCGATTGGGCTGATCGGCTCAAGACGGGGAAGTCCATCATTCCGCCGCCTATCTTCCCTGAGCAGGCAGAGCAGGCGCTTGCCATCTTCAAGCAATTGAAGATCGTGGACGCGCCTGGAAGCCCGACATTTGGCGAGTCGTGCGCAGAGTGGGTTTTCGATCTGGTGCGCTCGATCTTCGGGGCCTACGACGCAGACAGCGGGCGCAGGCTCATCACGGAATGGTTCATTCTCATTCCGAAGAAAAACTCAAAATCGACCATCGCAGCCGGAATCATGATGACTGCGGTCATTTTGAACTGGCGTCAGTCGGCTGAGTTTTCCGTACTGGCCCCCACGGTGGAGGTGGCAAATAATGCGTTCGCGCCAGCCCGCGACATGGTGCAGAAGGACGAAGACCTCGAAGTCCTGATGCATGTGCAGACGCACATCAAGACCATCACCCACCGCGAGAGCGGGGCGGCCTTGAAGGTGCTGGCGGCAGACCAGAACACGGTCGGCGGCAAGAAGTCGGTTGGCACCCTGGTGGACGAGCTTCACCTGTTCGGCAAGATGCCGAGCGCCGAGAACATGTTCCGGGAAGCCTTGGGCGGCCTGGCATCGCGTCCCGAGGGCTTCGTGATCTGGCTTACCACGCAGTCGGACGAACCACCGGCAGGCGTGTTCAAGCAGAAGTTGGACTACGCCCGCGACGTGCGCGACGGCAAGATTATTGACCCGGCGTTCGTGCCAGTGATCTTCGAGCACCCGCCCGAGATGGTGGCTAACGGCGACTGCCTGAAGCTGGAAAACATGGCGATGGTGAATCCCAACATGGGGTTCTCCGTAGATCAAGCGTTCCTTGAGCGCGAGTTCAAGAAGGCCGAATTGGCTGGAGGCGACTCGTTCCGTGGCTTCATGGCGAAGCACGCCAACGTAGAGATAGGCCTAAACCTCCGCTCCGACCGTTGGGCAGGTGCCGACTTCTGGGAGGCCCAGGCCAAAGCCCCCGGCCTGACGCTGGATCAACTGCTAGACCGCTCCGAAGTGGTGGATGTAGGCATTGACGGCGGCGGCCTGGATGACTTGCTTGGTTTGGCCGTAGTAGGCCGGGACAAAGAAACCCGCGAATGGCTGACGTGGTGCCACGGATGGGCGCATCCCTCCGTGCTGGAAAGGCGCAAGGACATTGCACCGCGCCTGCACGACTTCGCCAAGGATGGCGATTTGACGCTGGTGAAAAACATCGGTGATGACGTGGCAGACGTTGCCAGCATCTGCGCATTGATCGAAGCGCGCGGCCTGCTGGACAAGATCGGCTGCGACCCGGCTGGATTGGGCGGCATCACTGACGCACTGGCAGAGGCCGAGATACCCGAGGCAAAGATGGTTGGTGTGACGCAGGGATGGCGTTTAACGGGCGCGATCAAGACTGCCGAGCGCAAGCTGGCCGAAGGCGTGCTAGTCCACAGCGGGCAACCAATCATGGCGTGGTGCGTAGGCAATGCCAAGGTGGAGCCAAGAGGAAACGCCGTAATCATCACAAAACAGGCCGCAGGCAGCGCGAAGATTGACTTGCTGATGGCGCTGTTTAACGCGGTGACGCTTATGTCGCTGAACCCAGCGTCTGAAAAATCATTTTGGGAAACCACACCTTGAAACTCCTTGACCGACTCTTGGGCCGCAAAGCTGCCCAGCTCACCTACGACCAGGTGGCAAGCCTGATCGACGGCGTGGGCGGCGGCACTGTCGCCGGAGTCGCCGTCACGGACAAGACAGCGCTGCAGGTGGCGACAGTCCTTGCGTGCGTGAAGGTGATTGCCGATGGCTGCGCAACGCCTGACCTGCATGTGTTCCGCGAGATGCAGGACGGCACACGCCAGAAGGCGACCAACATCCCGGAATACCGGCTGTTGTCTCGCCGCCCGAACGAGTGGCAGACCAGCTTTGAATGGCGTCGGCAGATGACCATTCACGCCGCGCTGACCGGCGCGGGTTTGTCCATCAAGGTCAAGGGCCTGAATGGCCGCGTGAAAGAGCTGATTCCTGTCATGCCGGGTAACTGGGATGTGCAGAAAGTCTCGCGCTACGAGGTGCGCTACCGGTGCTGGGACGAGTTTGGTTTGATCGGCGAGTTCGGCCCGGATGACGTCTTTGTCCTGAACGGCGTGCAGTGGGATTGGGTGGGCAGCATGAATGCTGTGGCGCTGGCCCGCTCCGCAATCGGCCTTGCGATGGCGACCGAACGCAGCCAAGCGGCCATGCACGAGAACGGGCTGCGCCCCAGCGGCACATACAGCGTTGACGGCAACCTCACGGAAGAGCAGCACAAACGCATCAGCGCATGGATCAAGACACAGACTGGCCCCGCTGGTGCCGGGACGCCCCTGGTACTGGATCGGGCTGCAAAGTGGCAACCCACGACGCAAACCGGGGTCGATGCGCAGCATGTTGAAACCCGGCGCCTGCAGATTGAGGAAATCTGCCGGGGTTATGGGGTCTTCCCGATCATGGTGGGGCACTCCGACAAGACCAGCACTTTCGCCAGTTCCGAGGCATTCTTTGCCGCGCACCTGATCCACTGCCTGGCGCCATGGCACAAGGCATGGACACAGCGCATCGATGAAATGCTGCTGGACGGGGCAGGGCCGCTGTTCGGAGAGTTCGACACCCGCTACATGCGCGCCGGGTCTATCAAGGATCGCGCTGTTTACGCCCGCACGATGGTTGAAATGGGGCTTATGAGCCCGAACGAATACCGCGATGAAGAGGGCTGGGATCCACGCCCAGGCGGTGATGAATATCTCAAGCCGATGAACATGAGCAGCGGCACAGCGACAGAAGGAAACACCAATGCGAACCAAGACACCACAGCGCCCTGAGCGCGAGGATGCGGGCGGCGGGCGCGAAGTGCGCTCCTTCGCTCTGCAGATCAAGGCCGCAGGCGACGATGGAACTGTGGAGGGCTACGGCTCCGTCTTCGGCGTGCGTGACAACTACGACGACGTGATTGCCAAGGGCGCCTTCATCCAATCCCTGAAAGACCACAAGGCGGCAGGCACCATGCCCGCCATGCTCTGGCAGCACGACGCCGACAAGCCTATCGGCGTCTGGACAGAGATGGTCGAAGACGAAAAGGGCCTGCGCATCAAGGGCCAGCTCGCCATGGAAACCGTCAAGGGCAAGGAGGCCCACGCCCTGCTAAAGATGGGCGCGCTCAACGGTCTGTCAATCGGGTTCATGTCCAAGGAATGGGCCTACGACCGCGATACGGAAGTGCGCACCCTCACGGCCATTGACCTGTGGGAAGTCTCCCTGGTCACCTTCCCCGCCAACGAAAAGGCGCGGGTTACGAATGTGAAGTCTGCAGACGAACTGCAGGCCCCAAAAGATGCTGAAAAAGTCCTGCGTGATGCCGGGTTCAGCAAAAGCGACGCGACGGCCTTTGTGTCGCGCGTCATGCGCATGGGCGAAGTGCGGAGGGATTCCGTGGATTCGACCGTCGCTGCAATGAAGTCAGCCGACAGGCTGCTGCGTTCCCTCACCTCCTGACGAACCCGTCATCACCAACAAGCCACCTTCGGGTGGCTTTTTTTATTTCAGAAAGCACCACCATGCGTAAAGCAAACACACTCCTGGCCGTCATGGCCGCCCACATGGCCGCATTCACGGCCAAGGCCCAAGCCGTCGGCGCCTACGAAAAGCGCGACGAACCCAGCGTCAAGTCTGTGGCCGATGCCCTGGACAAGATCGCCACGGCCTTCGATGAGTACAAGAAGACCAACGACGCCCGCATCGAAGCGGTGAAGTCTGGCGCCTCGACCGAAGCCCTGGACGCCAAGCTCGCCAAGATCGATGCACACATCGACGGCCTGAACGAGGTCAAGTCCAAGATGGAAAAGATGGAAACCAAGCTGTCGCGTCCCGGCGTGATGGACGGTGGCCGTCAAGAGGGCGAAAGCAAGGAGGCTGTGGAATACCGCCATGCCTTCCTGGACTGGATGCGCGCTCCTGGCGACCATGAGCGCCAGCAAAAGACCGCAGCCGCCGCGAAGCAACTGGAAGCCAAGAACCGCGATGGCCGCGAAACCCGCGCCACGCAGACCGTCACCTCTACCGGCTCCGCTGGTGGCTTTGCGCTGCCCGAAATCATCGAGCGCCAGATCGCCCGCCTGTCTGTGGACATTTCCCCTATCCGCCAAATCGCTACCGTGCGCACTGTGGGCAGCCCTGACTACAAGGAACTGTTCGACATCAACGGCGCTGGTTTTGAGTGGGTGGGCGAAACCGACACCCGCAGCCAGACGAACACGCCAGACCTGGCAGAAGTGGCCCCGACGTTCGGCATGGCATCTGCCAAGCCCCAGGCATCGGAAGAGTCGCTGGACGATCTGTTCTTTGATGTGGAAAGCTGGCTCACCATGTCCGCAGCCGAAGCCATCGCGCAAGGCGAAGGCGCTGCGTTTGTGAGCGGCAATGGCACCAAGAAACCCACCGGTTTCCTGGCTGGCCCCACCCCAGTCACAACCGCCGATTCCAGCCGCGCATTCGGCACGCTGCAGTACATCGCCTCGGGCCAAGCCGCTGCACTGCCCACCAGCGCCGATGTGTTCTATGACCTGGTGTACTCGCTGCGCGCTCGCTACCGCAACAACGCCCAATGGGTGACGTCCAAGCTGGTTTTGGCCGCGCTGCGCAAGTACAAGGACACCTCGGGCCAGTACCTGTGGCAACCCGCCCTGACAGCCGGACAGCCTGCAACCTTCATGGGCTACGGCATCACCGAAGCGGAAGACATGCCCGCCGTCGGCGCTGGCGCGTTCTCCCTGGCCTTCGGCGACTTCAAGGAAGGCTACCTGATCGCCGACCGCGTGGGCATGCGCATCACCCGCGACGAAATCACCACCCCCGGCTTCGTGAAATTTTATGTACGTAAGCGTGTAGGCGCGAAGCTGCGCAACACACAGGCAATTAAGCTGCTCAAGATCGCAGCATCCTAAAACCAAGGCCCCTCGGGGCCTTTTCTTTTGGCACTCCCATGAAACTCACCATCACCAAAGACTTCACCTACTGGCACGGCGGATGCCGACGCGCTGACTACGTGACCGGGCAGGAGGTCGATGCAGACGATCAAGAAATGATCGCCGTTGCTCTGTCCGAAGGCTGGGCCACGGATGGAGCGCCAAAAGAAAAGGCATCCAAGCCTGCAAGCACCAAGGCCCACAAGGCCGCGCCGGAGAACAAATGAGCTTCGTGACGTTGGCCGAGGCCAAGCTACACCTGCGTGTGGACGGCACCGATGAAGACGCCCTGATCGGCCTCTACATCAACGCCGCCGAGCAGGCCGCCATCAAGGCCATGGACAGGGGCGTGTATGCCGATGGCACCGCACTGCAGACCGCGATGACCGCCGCCCCTGCTGCGCTCACCGCCGCCACCGCTGCGAAAGAAGCCGCCATCACCGCAGCCCAGGCCATGACCGATGCGAACGAGCAAGCCGCAGCCCTGCAGGCCGCAGAAAACTCCTACATGCGCGCCCTGGTGGCGTATCGCCAAGTGTTTGATGGCATCGTCGTCAACGACCAGATCAAGGCCGCCGTGCTGCTGACCGTTGGGCACCTGTATGCCCATCGTGAGGACGCAGTGGTGGGCGCGTCTGTGTCCGCGCTACCCAACGGCGCTGACCACCTGCTCCAGCCGTTCAAGGTGTACGCATGATGCAAGCCGGACGCATCTCCCTCAAGTGCCTCCTTCAACAGCCTGGCACCGGCCAGGATGAACTCGGGCAACCAATCCCCGGCGTCTGGGTGACCATTGCCGAGGTGTGGTGCGAGCCTGCCTACCTCTCTGGCATCGAGTCAATTCGCGCAGGCGCGGACACATCGGTGACAAAGGTGTCAATGCTTCTGCGCAAGCGCGCAGGCGTTACGAGCGCGATGCGCCTGGTTAGCAAGCATGACGGAACGGTGTTTCAGATCAACAACGTTTTCCCAAACCACAAGGACCGCGCCAGCATGTTTCTGGCGTGTGAAGTGGTGAACTGAAATGGGCATGACCGTTCGCATGGACATTGGCCGATTCAAGGAGCAGCTACGCGCCGAGGCCGACAAGCTCCACGCCGCAACACGGCCAGCCGCGCAAGCGGGCGTGCAAGTCATCTATGACCGCGCAAAGCTCAACGCCCCGGTGTCTGACGCATCGCACTACTTCTACATCCGTGGCAAGAAGTACGGGCCATATGCGCCCGGAAACTTGCGTGACTCGATCTATCAGGTTTTCAGCAAGGACAAGAGCTACAAGGACGTGAGCACTTATCAGGTGAGTTTCAACAAGGACAAAGCCCCGTATGGGTACATCGTCCACAACGGCACCAGCCGCACCGCCGCTGATCCGTTCATCGCCCGCTCGGTGGTCGAAACCCGCGCCCAGGTACGCGAAGCCATCAAGACGCGCTACATCGCGGAGGTGAAGAAATGACGATGGAAGCAGACTTGCACACGCTGCTGAAGACCATTTGCCCGCGCGTGTTCGTGAAGGTGGCTCCATACGGAACTGCAAAGCCGTTTGTCACGTACCTTGGGTTTGGAGGCGAGTCGCTAAGGTTTCTGGACAACACAGCGCCAGACAAGCGGAACACAGCCGTGCAGATCAGCGTTTGGAGCACGACCGAAAAGGAAGCGCTTTCCATGATCCGTGCAATCGAAGACGCGCTTTGCCTCACCACCGTCTTTTCCGCCACCCCGATGGGCGAGCCATCACCAGGCGAAGACGAAGACCCGGAAGTGTTCGGGCGCATTCAGCGCTTTTCTATCTGGGCAGCCAGATAACCCACTGATTTAGGCGAAAGCCAACCAAGCAAGCCCCTCTCGGGAAACCGGGCGGGGCTTTTTTCTTGCCCCTTGTGGGCGCAACCCAGACCCGCCCCGAGCGGGTTTTTTCATTTCTGAAAGGCCCACAAAATGGCACAAGTACCAACCGGCACGAATATTTTCGTCGCCTCCGTTTTTGCAACCGCACTCTCTTTCAGCGCAGCCAGCAACGCCACCGAATGCGTTCTGACGATGGCTAGCACCACTGGCCTTGCCAACGGCGATTTCGTGGAAGTCTCCAGCGGCTGGGGTCGTCTGAACCTGCGCGCTGCCCGCATCAAGAACGTGGTGCTGAACACCTCGATCACGCTGGAAGGCATGGACACCACGTCTACCACCTTCTTCCCTGTGGGCGCTGGCGCTGGCTCGGTGCGCAAGGTATCTACCTGGCAGCAGATCACCATGATTACTGCCGTCTCCAGCTCTGGCGGAGACCCCATCACGGTGGATTACAAGTACCTGGAAAGCGACGTTCGCTACAAGATGAACGACGGTTTCAACGGCACTGACTACACGCTGACCCTTGACGCCGACGCCATCGGCTCTGCTGGTTATGCCGCTCTGAAGTCGCTGACCGACGTGCAGACAAACACCATCCTGCGCATCGTGACCCGCTCGGGCCAGATCCAGCTGGTGCCCGGAACCGTGGCGCTGAACGAGTCCGTGCAGATGAATGACGGCCAGATCAACACCGTGACGGCCGCTGTCTCGGGCAACAACCGCACCACGCGCTACGCCTCCTGATCTCCGGCCATAGGCCACCCACGCACCTACCCGGCTCGTGTCGCTCTTCGCAGGGCGCGCGGGCTGGGCAAGGGCATTTCTGCAAACCCTGCGAAGAAAGTAAATCATGGCAACCATCAAGCTCGGCAACAAGCCCAAGACGTTCAAGCCTTTCCCCGTCAAGTTCACCATGCCAGACGGCGAAGAAGGCGCGATCAACACCACGTTCAAGTACCGCACCCGCAAGGAATACGGCGCGTTTTTGAACGACCTGTATCACAGCGCAGACACCGAGAAGCCTGCTGAAGGCGAGAAAATCGACTTCGAGGCGCTGTTCGCCAAGGGGGGCGAAAAGACAGTGAAGAAGCTGATCGACGCAATCGACTCGTGGGACTTTAGCTACGACCTGACCGTTGAAACGCTGCTCCAACTCCAGGATGAAATCCCGGCCTCCATCGCGGCATTTGGCGACGCATACCGTGGCGCCTGCCTGGAAGGCCGTTTGGGAAACTGACCCAAGCCACACAGGCGCGCTACTTCCAAGAAAAGAAGGGCGCGCTTTTCTCGGCTGCTGACTACGGCCTCGATGAGGTCGAAGTCTGGCCTGAGAACTGGACTGTGTGGCGGGTGTTCGACAGTGTTTTCACCCAATGGCGCGTCGGAATGGGCGGCCCAACGGGGCTGGACTACAACGCCGTGTACCCACTGCTCGACCGGGCGGCCAAAGACCCGCAAGAGTGGGACGAGATGTTTTCAGACATCCAAGTGATGGAGGGCGCGGCCCTCAAGCAGATGAGCGATAACCGGGCAGAGGGCTAAGAGCGCTTCTTCTCGATGAGTTCGAGACGCTTCGCAAGTGTCTCGGCATGGGTGATGGTCATTTTGAGGCTCTTGAGCATGGCCCCAACGGTGTCTTGGGCTATGTCTGTATCCCTGGTTTCGAAGCTGCCGCGTAGACGAGCCACGATCTCAGCGTTGAACGTTCGGTTGTTCTCCTTGGCCGATTCGTGGATTTGCGCGTGTAGGTCTGGGGGGACGCGCAAGGCGGTGCGGATGTAGTCGTCTTGTGTGGCCATGGGGCTAGTTTATTGGATGGCTTCAATCTGGAGTTGACTTCAATTTGAAGTCGTGCATAATCACTCTCAGCTTCAAAGTGAAGCCGAAAGGAAAGATATGAAAGTCGAAGGCAAGCAAGATGAGTGGGTGCGGACAGCGCTCCGTCTGCCGCGAGAGCTACATGCCGTCGTGCATGAGGCGGCAAAAGTGAATGACCGCACTTTCAACGGCCAGATCGTTGCAGCGCTGCGCAAAAGCGTGGCCGAGCGACAACACCAAGGGCCGCAACATGCAAATGCCGCCTGAAAAAGGAAAAGCCCCGGTTGGTGGAACAACCGAGGCTTTGAGTGAAGTAACCAAAGACGCGAATCAAGGAAACATCATGAGCGATTCTAAAGCAGTTCAAGTCAGTAGCGCAATCACGCCTGATCTTCAAGTCATCGACGGGTCGGTCACAACGACAAGCCAGCAAGTCGCGGCGCACTTTGGTAAGCGTCACGCAGATGTGATGCGCGCCATCAGAAAGATGGAAATTCCTTCTGAGGATCGTGAACGCAATTTTGCGTTGACGTTCGTGGAGGTGGCGGGGCCAAACGGTGCAATGCGAAAAGACCCGTCCTACCGCATCACCCGTGACGGCTTCACTTTGCTGGCGATGGGGTTCACCGGCAAAGAAGCGATGCAATGGAAATTGGCCTACCTTGCTGCGTTTAACAAGATGGAGAAGGAGTTGTTGGCGCGCACGACGCGGCCACATAACCCCGCTATTGACTACGACCGCATCAGTCCAGCGCAAGCGCAGGACTTGAAAGAGATTGTTGACGCGATTGTGAAGGCTGGTGTGCAAGGGTTTGGGGAAACGTGGGCACGCCTGCACAAGAAGTTCCGCGTGAATAGCTATCTTGAACTTCCTGCGACAAGACACTTGGATGCGCGCAAGTACCTGATTGGAAAGCTGCCCCGTGGTGCATATGAAGGCGTGGTGCTTGATGCAGAGCCCGCCAAGCCGCAAGATTCTGAGTTACTGAAAAGTGCCTTCAGCCTTGCAACAGAGGTTGCCGCATCAGCAATGCGAACCGTGTTTGATGCGGTGATTGATGGCAAGGATGTGTCGAAGTGGGATCGCTGGATGTTCTGCCTGAACCACGACCGCGAAGGCAAGCCAACTATCCCGTGGGCCAAGCCGATCCAAAGCGATGCCATGGTGGTTTCTATGAAAGAACTGCCGACCCGCATCCTTGAACCAAACGGAATGATGTCGTCGGATGAAGAGCTGGCGAATCTTGCAAGTGCCTGCACTCAGCGCTTAGCGGCGCGGGCTGCGTTTCGCATGAAGCAGGACAGCGGAAGGTTGACTACGGTATGAAGCAGCCATTAACCGCCAAGCGCAAGCTGCACGAAGGCTGCACCATTTAGTAACATGAGCACTTCTTATAGGAGGGCTCATGAACAAGTTCTGGATCGCACTTCCGATCCTTCTGGGTGGGGTGCTGTTCATCGGCAACTTCCATGTTTTCACAGGTTCGCGCGGCACCCATCTTGTGCCGCGAGTCACCTTTGCTTTGTCGGAGTTCTTCGTCAACGAAGACGCTCTCAGAAGCATGCCGGGCGTGATTCTGGCGACTCAATTCCCTCTGTCCTCGATGGCGCTCAAGGCGCACGACGACAGGGAGATTGAGGCCGCGCGCAAGATCGCCAACCCGTAGCGCCACAGCGCAACACACACAAACCCGCTTCGGCGGGTTTTTTCATTTCTGAGGCTCACGGCTTACCCCGTGGGCCTTTTTTGTTTGTGAGGCCCCATGGCAGACCTAAGCATTACCGGCGAAGTAGTCGTCACGTCCGAGAAGGCGGAAGGCGCATTTGATCGGGTGGGGGCCAAAGCTGGGCAGATGGCCAGCAAGGTACAGGCCGAGGCCACCAAAGCCGGGGCAGCGGTGGACAACATCGGCACAGGCGCAGAGGCGGGCGCAGAGAAGTTCACGCGGGCAGAGTCTCGGATGCGCAGCGCGATTCAGAAGTCCACCCGTGAACTGGAGATGCTTGGGAAAACCGCGTCTCAAAAGTTCGAGGCGCAGCTTGAGTTCAAGGGGCTGGATAAAGCCAAATTTCAGCCGTTCCTTGATGAACTGCGCAAGGCAGAGGAAGCGACAAAGAAGGCTGAAAGCGGCCTGTCTGGTTTGGGCAGCGCTGCGCAGGCAGCGGGCCGCGCTATGGCTGTGGCGTTTTCTGGCGCCGCTGCGTTTGGCGTAGTTGGGAAGCTGGTGGAAGTGCAGCGCGAGTTCGACGTGCTGAACTCCAGCCTGAAAACCGTGACCGGCAGCAGCGCAGCCGCAGAGCGTGAACTGTCTTGGCTGAAAACCTTTGCCAAGGAAACGCCATTTGGTTTGGCGCAGGCCACGCAAGGCTTTGTGAAGATGAAGGCGCTGGGGCTTGACCCGACCCGCGCCGCGCTTACCAGCTTCGGCAACACCGCATCTGCGATGGGCAAAGACCTCAATCAGATGATCGAGGCTGTAGCGGATGCCAGCACTGGCGAGTTTGAGCGCCTGAAAGAGTTTGGCATTAAGGCCAAGAAAGAGGGCGACAACGTTTCGCTCACTTTCCAGGGGGTCACGACCACCATCAAAAACAGCGCGTCTGAGATTACCAAGTATCTCGAAGACATTGGCAATGTGCAGTTTGGCGGAGCTATGGCCGAACGCGCCAAGACGCTGGATGGCGCTATCTCTGAGCTGGGCGACACATGGGACGAACTGTTCCGCACGATCAATGAGCGCAATGCTGGCACGCTGATTTACGACAGCATCAAGCTGGCAAACGGCGCAATCGAGGACGCTACGACCATCATCAAAGCGATGACGGCGGCCTATGACGATAGCGGGCGGGCGACTGGTGCGCTCACTACGTTCCAAGAGGGTGTAGCAACAGTCTTTGAGACTGTCGCGGTTCTCGGGGCGAACCTCAAATATGTGATCACTCAGGTTGGCGTAGAGATTGGGGGGCTGGCCGCCCAGGTCGCGCAGGCCGCGCAGTTCAATTTTGCCGGTGTAGCCGCGATCAGAGAGCAGATGGTTGCCGATGCTGAAGAGGCACGCAAGCAAATCGACCTGACAGAAAAGCGCATTTTGGGAGCAAGAAAGGCCCAAGAAGAGTACGCGCGCTACGCAACGCGCAACGCATCCGCAGCTACTGACCCGCGCCGCATTGATCTGGGCACATCGTCTGCGCCAACTGTAGCCACTAGGGCGGGTGCGCGGGCGACGAAAGAGGCTCTGTCTGAGTATGACAAGCTGATGCAGCGCCTTGGCGTTGACTTGCCAAAAGCCGCAGCAGCGGCAGAAGCAGCACAGCACGGATACAACAAAGCGCAAGAGGAATTCATTGCGCTGGCTGGTAGTGCTGTTTGGGCTGGGTTCACCAACCAACAGCGGGCGCAAGTGGCCGCACTGTTTGAGAACCGAATCGCCAGTGAGCAAGCGGCAGATGCCGCCAAAACCCTCGCCAAAGCCAACCTCGACGCCGCCGCGTCACGCGAAAAATACCTCACATCCCTGTCCACCGGACTCGACAAGATCAAAGCGGATACTGCCGCGCAGCTTGAAGCGACTGCACGCCTGGGGCTTTCCAAGGAGGCCATTGCCGAACTGGACGCGGCCAAGCTGGAGATGCTGGCGACCGACCTGGAGTTGCAGGCCATCAAGCAGATGGACCGCAACCTGGACGAGCAGACCTACAACGCGCTCAAGCAGCAGGCCGAGGCATACCGTGAATTGGCTGCTGCAAAGAAAGCCGGTGCTGCGAAAGAGATGGAGCTTGATTTGGTGAAAGCCAATCGGGAAGCCGCAAAGAAGGCTGCCGACGAGTGGCAGCGTGCAGCAGATGACATTAACCGCAGCCTGACCGATGCGCTTCTCCGTGGCTTTGAAAGTGGCAAGGGCTTTGCCGAGAACCTGCGCTCGACCCTGAAAAACATGTTCAGCACGCTGGTGCTGCGCCCCGTCATCAGCGCCGTTATGTCGCCTGTGGCGGGTGCTATCAACGGCATGCTGTACGGCAACGCCGCCGCAGCGGCTGGGGGCGGTGCAAGCGCGCTCGGAATGCTGGGCAGCGGGGCCAACCTCATCACCGGATTGCAAGGCACTCAGGGCATGCTGGGCACCGTGGGCGGCTGGCTGGGCTTGAACACCGTCGCCGCCAATACCGGGTTGGCCGCCACCATTGGCATCGATGCCGCTTCTGCCGCTGCTGCTGCCAATGCTGCGGGGGCTGCGGGCGGCGGATTGCTCAGCGGGGTGGGTGCCGCGCTCCCCTGGATTGGTGGCATCGCGGCCCTGGTGTCTATCCTGGGCGGGCTGGACGACTCCGGCACCTACCACACGGGCGGGGCGGCGCAATACAGCGGCGCGCGCGGCCTCATGTCGGGCCAAGACGCAACTGGCTACAACATCGGCTTTGGCCGGGTGGAAGCAGGCGCGCAAACCATCACAGCCGTCAGCACCTTGGCGCAAAGCCTTGGCACGGCGCTGGATGGCATTGCCGTGGCATTCGGCCAAACAGCTGGGTATGAAATCGCCACAGCGTTCGCCGACGACACCAGCGAAGACGGCGCATGGGGCGGCCTGCGCATCAGCCGCGATGGGCAAGAGCTGCTGAACTGGGAAAACAACCGACAAAGCCGCTGGGCACCGCGTGAGTTTGGTGACGGTGAAGAAGGCTACCGCCAGTACCTTGCTGCCGTGGCGCAAGACACCCGCCAGGTGCTGCTCGATATGGACTTGCCCAGCTGGGCGGATGACATGCTCGAAAGCATTGGCGATTCGGCCAGCATGGAGCAGCTCACTGGCGTGCTGAATCAGATTGGCGTGGTGCAGTCTGCATTCGTCGCGCTGGGCCGCAGCATGGAAATGTTCTCGTCCCTGACCGACGCAATGCAGTCCGGCCTGCTGGACGCTGCCGGTTCTATCGAGGCGCTCACGGCTGGTGCGGGGGCCTTCTACCAAGGCTTCTACAGCGAGCAAGAGCGCATCGATTCGGCGGTGGCGCAGCTCAACGAAGCCCTGACGGGGCTGGACTTGAGCATTGACCCACGGTTGGGCGACGATGCCAAGGATCAATTCCGCGCAGCGGTAGAGGCGGCCTTTGCTGCGGGTGATGCCGAGCTGGCAGCGGCACTGCTGGCCCTGTCTGGCACCTTTGCCAACACGGCTGATTACTTCCAGCAGCTCGCCTCGCAGCAGGCCGACACCATGGGCCGCCTGCAGATCGACCTGTTGCGGGCACAAGGCAACAACCTCGCCGCCGTGGCGCTGGAGCGTGAACGCGAGTTGGCCGCACTGGCGCAATTCGGCCCCGCTGCGGTTGCTATGCAGCAGCAGATTTATGGGCTGATCGACGCCATGGCGGCATCTAACGCTGCGGCCAATGCCTACTTTGCAGACATTGACCGTGCAGCGGCAGAGCAGGGCTACACCGATGACGCACAGGCGGCGCTTGATGCCATGTTCGGGTCTATCTCGGGCGGTGCAGACGCTGCCGCGCAATCGGCTGCATCTGCCGCTGCCGATGCTGCAAAGGCGGCTGCTGCGTCCTGGCGCACTGCTGCGTCCAGCATCCAGAGTTCGCTCGAAAAGCTGCGCGCCAGCACCACAGCCCTGAGCGATCCAGCTTCGCGCTACGCAGAGACCAAGAGCGTGCTCGACGAGTACACACGCCTGGCGCTCGGTGGCGATGCGTCCGCTGCTGAAAAACTGGCAGGTGCTGCCGATGCGTTCTTGTCGGCCAGCGCTGACGGCACGATAACGCAGGCCGAATACCTGCGTGACCGCGTGCTCACCGAGGCCAAGCTCGCAAGCGTTCTGGAAAGCAGCGAAGCCCAGGCCAGCCTGCAAGAGTCCATCGCGTCATCGGCTGGGGCTGCGGTGTCAGAGCTACAGGCCCTCAACAGCAACCTCACCGGGTTTGCTGGCGACCTGTACGACCTGCTGCGCAACAGCTATTCAGACGTTGGGCGTGACGGTGCCACCGGCATTGCCGCCACCTTCGCCAAGATGCAGGCCGATTTCGACGCCTACTTCAATGCGACTACTGGCTGGGCCGCTGTTGGCAGCAAGTACAGCGACCCATCGTTTGGCGGTGCCTCGTTCACGAAGCTGGACAACAACATGGCCCAGTTCACCGGGGCTGATGGGTCCATTGGCTACATCCGCGCGGGTGAGTCCTTGCTAGACGTGGCAAAGCGCATACCAGAGCTGCGCAAGCTGTGGGAGCAAACCTACAACATCCGCCTGCCCGCGTTTGCTGTGGGTACGAACTACGTACCCCGCGACATGACCGCGCGCATCCACGAAGGCGAAGCAATCGTGCCCAAGGCGTTCAACCCTTGGGCAAACGGCGGCTCGACTGGCGGCGACAGCGAGGCCCTGATTGCAGAACTGCGCACTGTCACTGCCCAACTTGTGAAGGTGGAGGCACGGCTTGCGGAAATCGAAAAAACCAATGACCAGATGGCGCAGCAACAGGACAACGGCACGGACGGCGGCAACGCCTACCGAGCCGAAATCATGAACGTTGCCGCACTGGCCCAAGCGATTAAGGAAGCCACGGTATGACCGCATCCGTGAAAGTGATGGTGCCTGTGCAGATCGTGCCCAGCATGATCGGCGCGGGCACCACCATCCCCGAGCCTGACACCGCAAGCGGTGAGGTGGCCTGGGTGTCTGGCGGCACCTACGCCGCAGGCGACGAGCGCACCAGCAACGGGGCTATATGGCTGTGCAGGCAGGCCCACAGCGCCCGCACTGCATTGCCAGAGGCTGACCCCGTGTATTGGCTGCGCTCACGCGCCACCGCCCGCATGGCGATGTTTGACGACTACACATCCACCAAGGCCCGAGGCACCGGCTCGCTCACGGTGGTGGTGAATCCCGGCTTCTTCAACGCGATTCGTGTGTACGGAGCCGAGGGCGACAGCTGCACCATCACCGTGCGCGAAACGCCGGGGGGCACCATCGCCAAACAGCAAACGTTCGACCTCTTCGCGCAAGCGGCGGGGTTCTATGAACTGCTTTTTACCGTGCTGCCCAAGGTGGAGCAGGTAGGGCTGGACGATTTGCCAGTCCTGCCAGGTGCCGAGGTCACCATCACCGTCACTGCTGCAGCATCTGGCGCGGTGGCGATTGGTGACATCAAGATTGGCGACTGGCGCAACTTGATCGGTGATGGCGATTGGGGCGGGGCCGACTACGGCGCACGCTCTGAGCGCAAGACCTACACGTACCGAGAGTACGCCAAAGACGGCTCCTACACCCAAGTCAAGCGCACCGGCTCGCGCGATGTGACCTGCTCCATTCGCCTGCCTGGTGGCCAGGCGATGTACGCAGATGCCGTACTTGGAGAGGTTGCAGACGTAGCGGTGCCGTTTGAAGCATCCAACCTGCCGCGCTACGGCTACCTCAGCACGCTGGGCTTTGTGACTGGCTCTATCAGCCCCGAAAGTTTCAGCGTGGCTTCGCTCAATTTGACGATCAAAGGGAACATCTAATGGCAATCCAACCCGTCCCAAGCATGACGCCGGTGCCCAATTTCCCCGCCCTATCAGAGCGGGCGGCAGGCACCTACAACGCCAGCGCCTACGCATTCGGCAATCACATGTCGGTGACGTTCAATAGCGAACTGCTAGCAGTGGCGAACAACGTGAAGAACAACGCCGACGAGGCACAAGCCAAAGCCGCGGCAGCAGGCGATGCGGCCAGCACGGCAGGCACGGCGGCAAGTAATGCCGCCGCCGCCGCAGGCGTCGCAGGCGTCGCGAGAGATGAGGCGCTGACCTACGCCCAGGCGGCAGGGGCAAGTGCAGGCATTCCCACGCCGGTGCCAAGCCGCGTTTATGCCACCGACGCGGCGGGCGTTCCGGCTTGGCGGGATTACTCGGCATTGAGTAACGGGCTGCCACTAGAGCACGTCAGTGCAGCAGCAGTGACTGCGGTTGCTGGTCGGCACTATTCCCTAGAAGCGGCTGGGGCCGTGACTGTCACCCTCCCTGCCGCCCCGCTGGATGGTGATGTGGTGTGGGTCACGGTAGCCAACTCTCGCAAAGACAACCAGCTGGCGCGCAGCGGCAAGCAAATCATGGGTTTGGCCGAAGACATGACGCTTGACCTCATTGCCACCTACCAGCTTCGTTTCATTACCAACTCTTGGAGGTTCATGTGAGCACCGCAAGCCAGTTTTTCTCATCCGGCGGGGGCGACCCGAAATATTGGGTTAGCGGCACCACCTATGCCGCAGGCAATGTGACCCGAAGCCCTACAGATCATCAGCGCTATGTGCGTATCACTGCCGGGGCGGGTACCACCGACCCCGCCAGCGACACTACAAACTGGCGGCCAGACGGTGGGCGGGCGATCAAGTCCGTTCAGCGCGGGGTAATTGCTGCAAGCTCCACGGCTAGTGCCGAGGCCTACATATCTGCCGTCAATACCAGCAAATCAGAGGTCGCCTGGCTTGGTTCATCAAGCTCCGTTGGGGCGCGACTTACTCTGACCAATTCAACGACTGTGCGGGTAGATCATGGCGGGGCCACCACGGCTAACACCAACTTTCAAGTCACGGAGTACCACTGAAATGCCTTATTACGCACAACTCAATGCGCTGGGCGTCGTCTTCGCGGTGGTGGAGGCGCACAGCCAATTGCCCTCATCGCCGTCAATCATTGAGGTGGACGGGCTGCACTCTGAACTGATTGGCTCGACCTATGACCGTGACGCCAGTGCGGCAGGGTCAGCCCCTGTGTTTTTGCCACCACCGCCTGCGCCTGCCACCCGGCACATCACCAAGCTGGCGTTTCGCAACCGCTTTACGCGCGCTGAAAAAGTCATGCTGGAGATGTCGGCGCTAGACAACCCTGCCGCCACCATGCCCCAGCGTCAGCAGGCAGCCGCACTGCGTGCTGACCTTAAAGACCAGCAGGACGCAACCTTTATCGACCTGGACCGAGCTGACCTGCGCGCTGGCGTGCAGGCATTGGAGACTGCTGGTCTGCTGGCTGCTGGCCGTGCGCTGGAGATTCTGGATGCACCGGTGCAAGACATCGAACAGTACCGGGGTGGCTGACCTATGCGCGCCGCCTTCTACAAAGCCACCAGACCGGGCTGGCAGGGCATCTACAGCCGCGCAGTGCGCGTGATTGACCGTGGCCCATACAGCCACTGCGAACTGGTGTTCAGCGACGGCATGAGCGCATCGGCCAGCTACATCGATGGCGGTGTGCGGCTCAAGCGCATTGACTACGACCCGGCGCACTGGGACTTTATCGAGCTGCCTGATGCTGCTGAGCCCTACGCCCGCGAGTGGTTCCGCGCGAACGATGGCGCACCGTATGACCTGATGGGCAACGTGCGGTTTGTGCTGCCGTGGCTGGCAGACAGTGAGCGCGGCTGGTTTTGCTCAGAGGCATTGGGCGCTGCACTGGGCTGGAAAGAGCCTTGGCGATATGGGCCAAACGGTGCGGCAGCAATGGCCCGCACGATGTATTCACAGCCCGAAGAAGCGGGGGTTTCTATGCAGCAAAGAACGGGGGAGCGATGAATGAGGAATTCGAGCAAGACGTTGCCCGCGCCCTCGACCACGGCGACAAGCGCATGGACTCCCTGACTGACGAAATCACAGCGGTGAAGCTGGAGCAAGCCGAGTTTCGGAACTTGCTCAAAGAAAACACCGACGCGACCAACGCCATCAAGGCCGACACCGCCGAGCTGCTGGAGGCTTTTCGCAGCTTCAAAGGGGCCATGAAGGTGCTGGAGTGGATCGGCAAAGCTGCGAAGCCATTGGGCTATATCACAACCTTTGTTGGGGCAATTGTCGGTATTTGGACAGCCATGAAAAGCGGGGTGACACCGAAATGAGCGACTTCCTTCCAGCCTTCGAGCGCATGATCGTCAACGAAGGCGGCTACGTCCTGCACACCGTCAAGAACGACCGTGGCGGGCAGACATACGCTGGCATTGCGCGCAACGCTTGGCCGAAGTGGGCAGGGTGGGCCTACATCGATGCTGGAGACACTCCACCGGCTGAAATGGTGCGCGGGTTCTACCGCTCCAATTTTTGGACACCGTTGCGGCTTGAGGAAGTGCAGAGCCAGGATGTGGCACGGACACTGTTTGACTTCGCTGTCAACGCAGGCACGGGCACTGCAGCGAAGCTGGCGCAAATTGTCGTTGGCACTACCCCTGACGGGAAGATAGGCCCGAAGACCTTGGCTGCATTGAACAACTACGACGCCGATCTGTTTCTGGCCCGCTACGCCCTAGCGAAGCTGGCCCGATACGAACAGATCATCACACGCGACAGCTCGCAGCGTGGCTTTTTGCTGGGCTGGCTTCGCCGCACATTGAAGGAGGCCGCATGAACCCCCTCGCAGTCTCCGCCGTGGGCGGCATCATCGGCACCATTGGCAATGTGATTGACGACTTGGTGACCACCGATAAAGAGCGATTGGACGCTCAGATCGAGCTTGCCAAGATAGACGCCAGCTTGCTCACGACGCAGATGGAAGTTAACAAGGCCGAGGCCGCGCACACATCCATTTTCGTCGCCGGGTGGCGTCCAGCCTGCGGGTGGATCGGCGCCGCCGCGATGGCGTACCAGTTCCTAGCCTACCCGTTCATGGTGTGGTGCTGGGCATTGATGCAGGCTAAGGGCTGGATTCCGGGAACCCTGGCACACCCCCCCATGCTGGACACGGATGCGCTGTGGGTCATCCTGACGGGCATGCTTGGCATTGCCGGGGCGCGTACCTTCGAAAAGGTGAAGGGCGTCAGCAAGTGATGCGCGAGGCGTGGCCGAAGTAGGCCGAAAGTGACTGGTAAAAATTTGGACAACTGCATGCATTTCATGCGCTCAATGCGCTCCATGCATGAGCAGGAATCCTTATTTCATGCTGTTCTCTTGCTATCGTTATTGATTGCAATCTGACTCGAAATCAGGCGTGGTAGCAATATCACCGTGGGTTCGAATCCCACCCTCTCCGCCAGTATCAAGGCCCGGTAGCTATTAAATCAATAGCACCGGGCCTTTTTCTTTTTGGTGTGCTGGTAAAAATTTGGACAACTAGCCAATCTTGCGGATTGCGCTGGTGACCGCGTCCAAGCTCAAATGGCTGTAACGCTGCGTGCTGCGGCTGTCCTTGTGGCCCAAAACCTTGCCGATGGTGTACAGGTCAACCCCAGCCCCCAGCATTGCGCTGGCCGTGCTGTGCCGCAGGTCGTGGAAGTGCAGATGTGGAAGATTGCACGCGTCCCTGGCCTTGCGGAAATTGAACTGGATCGTGATTTTCGGGCAGGCTTTGAAGTGCCTTGCGCATACCGCCACCTTCGGGTGAATTGGCACGTTGCGCGGCTCTCCGTTCTTGGTGTCAAGCAGCACCCACACGCCACCAGACGGCACGGCCCGCAGAATCTCCGACAGGCGCATCCCCGAGTAAAAAGCCATCCGCACCGCCATGCGCGCCATCTTGTTGTGTGTGGCTCTGCAAAGTTGGAGCATGGTGGCCCGGTCAACATAGTGATGGCGCTCGTTCTTCACCTCGGGCACCACCACCTTTTCGCCGGGGTCGTGCTCGCAGTAATCATGGTGCTTCCAAGCGTACCGGCATGCCGCCGTGAGGTAGCGTATGCGGTTGCGGATTGAGGCCGGTGCCAATGGCTGGCCCTTGTCGTTCACGGCCTTCAGGGCGTATTCCTTGCACACGGCTGGCAGCTCAGAAAGCATCCGCCCCTGGTAGACCCAATAGATCAGGGCCAGCTCGCGCTCGACGTTGGCCCCCTGCTTGAGTTTTGGCGCCCGCTCGATCAGGTAACAAGCGACAGCTTCCTCGATGCTGCGCTCTGGCTTCTCGATGCCTGAACCTGTCGCATAAAGCCGTGCGGATTCTTGCCGGTCGTAGGCGTCAGCTTGGGCGCGAGTCCACGTTTTTGGAAGTGCTTTTGTAGCACGGACGCGCTCCCCACCGATACGGCGCGAGAACTCGAAAACGTAGCAGCCTCTTTCTTTGTCCTTGTAGATCGGCATGATAGTTTGAACTCCAGTAAATCGGGTTCGTCAAAAATGACCCGCTTCCCAATGCGAACGCAAGGGATTGGGCCTTGTGGGGCGGCGAGTGTATAGACCTGCCGCTTGGATACTTGCAGGAACAGTGCTGCTTCTGCTGCTGTCATCCTGACCTCCAAAAAGAAAAGCCCCGACATGCGGGGCGATGTTTACGCGTTGTATGAGCGCAATAGCGCCTTGATTTCCGGATCGTCCGAATACTCTTCCAGCGCTCCTTGATCGTGATCGACGTCAACCTCGACCGGATTGCCAGCTTGAAAGCGGATGCAGGTTGCCGCATAGTCGAGCGACCCGGCTTTGCCGTAGAAAGCGTCATCAGGTAGTGCGGGGTTTAGACCCAGCAGGCAATCCGCATCACAACCCTCAACCGTATAGTTTGAGTATCCGGTGTCTTGCTTGATGCAGTATTTGCAGTCGGTGCAGCGTGCGTTTGCCATCTCGCTTCTCCAAAAGAAAAGCCGCTCAATGGCGGCCTATGTGAAAAGTGTTTGCGGGCGGTGGATCGTCGTCGTCCCGCTCCGGTAGCTCGTCGTCGTCGTTGTCCCGCTCTTCGCGCCAGTCGGGCTGGAAGTCCCATCGTTCGCGCTTGTCTCCGCGCTCTCGGGATCGGCGGCTCATGGCTTTTCTCCCAGCCTTGCTCGGGCTGCGGTGGTGGCTTCAATGAGGCGGTCAAACTCTGTCATAAACAATGGTGATCCGCCGCTCATGCAGAGTGTTGTTAGGTTACTCATGGCATCGTGCATCTGCCGAATCAGCTCGGTGTCCTGCTTGCGGACTTCGGTCTCGATGGCTCGGGCGAAGACAAATGCCTCTGCGCAGCTCATGTCGTCTGTGCCTTGCGCGTTCCACAAATCCCAAAGCTTGTCGTCACTCAGTGCCATGCTGGCCTCCGTTCTGCGTGAGGCCGTGGTTTGCATACTCTCCATGGCATTTTTCTCTAAGCGCTCGGATTGCGGATGCGGCATCTTCCAAGTTTTCAAAGCTTCCAGCAGAAACTTGTACCCCATTGAAGCGCAATCCAGTTTGCCATTTCTTGGTGTTTTTGTTCATCCAAACACCTTTATGACCTGATTTGTTGGCAGACCTCAGTGGTTCATTCCAATGATTTGTTGCATTGTCTGCTTCTCTCAGGTTCTGGATTCTGTTGTCTGCCTTATCTCCGTTGATGTGGTCAATGTGACTTTTGGGCATTGATCCTGTAACGTACAACCATGCCAATCTATGTGCCAGATACGATTTCCTGTTGATCATGATCTTGATGTACCCCTGTCTTTTTGTTGGTACTCCAGCAATGTCCCATGGTTGCATATGGCGGTTTTTGCAGAACCTCCAACGGAAAATTCCAGTAGGCGCATCGTAATGCAGTAATTGTTTCAACTCCGATTGCTGCATGTGCACTCCTTCTGCTCCCGCACAACTGGCTGTGGCGTGCCCCACTTTTCGAGGACTGCGCGGGCGAATTCTCTGAATGCCTCGTTCGATGAATCGAGGCCCGCCACTTCATCAATGAGCGTATCCAGCTCGTCATCTGTCGGCTGTTTTTTCTCAGTCATGGTTTGCTCCCAATTGTTTTGCAAATCGTTGAATACTGCGCCAGTCGCCCGCCCACTCTTTTGCAAGCTCTACTGCGCCTTGATAGCACCCGATCAGCAAATAAACCGGGAGGCCGACAATCAGCACAGCAAAAACAACCCAGCCCATGCGGTGCGCAAAGCACCATTTAGCCCACGGTTGCATCACGCACCTCCTTGCTTGCGGGCTGCGTCGATGGCCGCTGCCATTCTTTCTCGCTCTCGACATCGGCAGTCAGGCCAACGACAGTCTGGGTCGTGATCGTTATTGCATGGCTTCCCGTCGCCTGCAATTTCTCCGCGCTGAGATGGAGTCGTGAACAACAATGCGTCAACGGCTGAATCCAGTGCGTCTCGCTGCGGCAGATATAGACCACGGCAATCGCTTCTGATCAAGCCGTCCGCACCTTCATGCTCTCGCAACCACCGATACCGCGCAGCATCCTTCACAACGTCATCACTCAGCGGCGCAGGCGCTGGCTGGGGTGCTTTAGACCATCCTTGCTGAATCAGCCATTCAAGGAAGTATTCAAGCGCGCCAAAACACATCTCGGCGTCGGAGCCGTCATCATCTTTAAAGCTACCGAACTGCTCGATTGCGATTTCTCGGGCCTTCATGCGCGGAGGCATAGCGATCTTTCCAAGATTGACGTGCTCGCCGTTGCTACGAACACCGACCACATCAACCGTTTCTCGGTGTGAAGGCTCCTGCGCCTCCTGCTGGGGTGCTGCCGTGGGGGCGGCTTTAGGGTGCCAGTGATTGCAGGTTGCAGCATTCCAGACGCGAGGAGCTGCAGCGCAATCTCCGCCACGCGCAATCCAAGACGGTGAGCACGGCTCCCATTGCTCCGCATCAATCACAGTCATGGCTTGCTGCTCTGCTGGGGGTGTGGGTGATGCTGCGAGGGCTCCGGTTGTGCAGAGCCACAGATCGTCCCTTCCGACGCCTTCGCCGTTGATAGAGTCGGTGTAAAGCACGGGAACGCGGTCGCCCTTGAGCTTCCAACCCTGGGCCATGCGGATTTCAAGCGCACGGCTCCAGGGGCTTTGCACTTCTGCTGGCGCTGCGCTGAGTGCCTGCACCCCGCTCAATGCCTCAATCACAGCCTTGCGCGCAGCCTCTGTCTTGGCGTTGTAGATGCCGCCGCAGCGGTGCCGTGTCTCTGCGTAGGCGTCGATCAGATCAATTAACGCCTCGGGCACTTGCCCGTGTGGGGTGGGGTTTGTCATGGCGAGAATTCCTTCTGGAACTTTTGATAGATGGCTGGATGGCAAATCAGCGTGGTGCTGTTCAGAACAAAGATGGCGGGGTCCTCGTGCCAAGTCACCTTGACGGCCCAATTGCGGCGGCGCTTTCTGATTGGGTGGCGCACCAGTTGCACGGCTTTTCTGAGCTTGATCGCGTGCGGGCTGGTGTGGATGCGCATGCCCATGTAGAAGTAGCCTGTGTCACCCATGCTCCAACCCCTCGGCTGATGTGGGAAGGGGTGGGACGGCTGCAAACACGTTTTGCTCTGGATGCATGTATTCCAGTGCGATCTTGGAAACCAACGATCCGTTGGTCTGCGTTTCGCACATGTAGTCATCAGGGTTCTTGCTGCGGCGCCCGCCCAGATGGCATCGGTCAATGTCTGCCTGCACCGCTGGCCTGAGCAGCAACTTTTGACCTGCGGCGACATCGGCCCACCAGCCTTGCTGATCTCTGGGGATTTCCTTGTCGATCTGCTTGCGCGACTTGATCTTGCAGCGATAAGTCTGGTGCTGCGCTGTGGCCGTCCACCCTTCCGCTTGTGCTGTAGGTGGGGCGGCAAACAGGCATTCCGAATCACAGAGCGGCGGCGGCTTGTCGTCGTACCGCGTGTAGGTCGCCTCGCCCTCGTGCTCCTCGCCCGTAGCCACCAGGAAGACTTTGCGCGGCTCCCCTGCATTTGCTGAGAGGGAGGCACGGCCCATCAGCGGCCCACTCACACCGCCAGCGCCCGCGGCTTCCAGCTCTGCCTCAAGCTCTGTGATGCGGGCGTGCTGGCGGCGCAGTTCGGCGGATGCTTCGTCTAGCGTGTGCAGATTTGTGAATTGGCCACTGGCCTTGATGGCATCCGCCAGCCGCAGCGCTTCTGGCGCCCCTTGTTGGTTTGTCATGATGGGTCTTTCTTGTCTGGTTGCTTGCACTGTGGGCAGACGCGCAGCACCTTTTTGGAGGCGCCTTCGGCCTTGCAGTCTGGGCACCGCCAGTGCAGTAAGCCGTCACGGCGGATAAGCAATCCGCCCATGTTTTCGTAGTGGAGCTTTTGGTCAGTCATCACTCCCCCTTTCTGCTATCCGCAGATGAGGTTGGTGGGGCGGCGACTTCCAGCATGGCGCGGTAAGCAGCCCATGGCGCGTTGTAAGCACCCAGCGACTGCCTTGCGTCCTCGTATGCACTGGCGGCGGCGTTAAGCATGTGGTGAGTCGGCTCCTTTGGGACCATCACCATTCCCTCTCGCGGAGGGCTGTTGCGTTTATTGGTGATGGCTTGTATGGTGTTCACAAACGCATGGAATGGTGCGAACACTTCGGGAGGTGCTACTTCAATAGGCGGCGGCTCCATGCCCGTCAGGGTTCGGATGAAGTCGATTGCCGCTTGGAATAGCTCATCTCGCTCTGCGGCCAGTTGCGCCACTGGCTCACTCCCCGCACTTGCTGCGAGAGAGGCGCGGGCCTGCCAGCCTTCCCACTTTCCGTTGAGCATCACGCGCTCTTTGCCGTAGTGGTTGCCCTCGCGCAGTTGTGCAATGCCTTCGTCCGCGTTGTAGCCTGCGGCCCGCATCTGGTCGCAATACCAAGCTTCAAACGCCTCGCGCTCCTTGCTGTCTGTTTTATCGGTCATGGGGAATCCTTGCTCAACGGGCGCCAAGGCCCTGAAATGGGTTGCTCGCCCTGGTTGCTCCAAGCCTGCCCCTGCGGTACTGGCTAACCAGCGATCTGCTGATTCCCAGGCGTCGCTCAATCTCAGGGCCTGTTTCGTTGCTGTGGAGAATTTCCTGAATGGTTTCCTCCGTGATCCGGCTCAGCTTCCGTTTGTGCTGAGAAATCTTTGCCGCTCGGATAGCCTCGCCTGCAGCCGTCCTCAGTTCAGGTTGCGCGAGTCTTTTCATATGGTCAGCCTCGGTGTCGCATCGGATGTGCGCAGGGTTGACGCATCCATCCTGTTGACAGATTGCCCGGTAGTACACCTTTTCATCTGGGACCTTCTTGCCAGACAGCTTCCACAGCAAACCCCTTACGCTGGTCATCTTTCCTTCGTGGAAGACATAAGGTGTGTTGTTTGCCATGTAGCCGTTCCAGATCAGGCAGTCCCCAAATTCATCTGCGCGGGCAAGTAGGCTTTCTGTCGTGTGCACTTTTCTTGGCATGGTCATAAAGAAAAAGCCCTCACGGGGAGGGCTTGGGGGTGGGGTGCGGGGTGGTCAGAATGGAATGTCGTCGTCCATGTCGTCAAAGCCACTGCCCGCAGAGCGTTGCGCAGGGGGCGGTGCTGGCGCAGGACGCGGGGCCGGGGCTGGAGCCGCGCCCTCTTGCTTCGGGCCGCGTGCAAAGTCGTCAAAATCGGCCACACCCTCCAGTGAAGTCCCGGTGCTGCCGTCTTGCTTTTGAAACGTGGCTATGTGCAGGTCACGAATAACCAGAGAGACTTGCTTGCCCTTGGTCAGATACGGTGCCAGCGTTTCGGCCTGCTTGCCGAACATGGATGCGCGCACCCACTGGCTAGGCTTCTTGCCATCTTCGCCTTTGCGCCCGTAGTTGTAGGCCACGGCCAATTGCACGACGGTTGTACCGCCTTGGGTTACGCGGGTTTCCGCATCGCGGCCAAGGGTGAAAAGTCCGGTAAGTGTTGCCATGGTTTTATGCGGCCTCCAGTGCCGTCTCGGTGGTTGATTTAATGGCGGTGCGCAGGGTGGTTTCGTACTGCGTCACAAGGCGCGCGAAAGCCATGAGGTCGGCTTCCAGTGCCTCGATGGCGTCTTCGTCGCGGGCGATGCGCTTGATGACCATGTGGTTCAGGTCCGGGCACCACAGGACCAGATCCACCCACTGGCGGCCCAGCAACCACAGGTAGCCCAGGCACTGGTCCATGTAGGCCGAAAGGTCGCCATCGGCCACGGCAGTGAAAAGGGTGTCGCTGCTGACCATGGTCTTGATTTCCAGCACGCCGTCGTCATCGATCAGGCCGTCAGGGCTCAGGCCGAACACCGCGTCGTCGGACAGATAGAACCCGGCTTCTTCCACCATGTGCCCTGTGCGCGCTTCGTACATGGCGCGGGCGAATGGCTCTTGCTCGGTGCCAGTACGCATGGCTGCGTTCTGGAACTTGGGCGGCGCGCTGCCTCCGATGCGCTCGCGGGCAATGTCCATGGCATACCCGAGGCACGCCTTAGACGGCTGTCCGCCCTTGAGCTTGTCGCGCGCATCCTTGAATCGACTGCCGGTGATTTTTCCACGCCGCGCTGTTAGCCATTCCTCCGAACCCTGGTCAAGCTGTAGCCACGGCATCTTTCACCTCCACATCAGTTGCTTCGTTCTTTGCGGCTTCTGCGGCCAGCCGTTTCTTGTGCGCTTGGCATGCCTTCTTGAGCGCATCGTGCGCTGCCAGGTCGTTTGCCAGCTTGCCGTTGTGCTCTGCCCAGTAGGCGTTGAGTTCGTCCACCGTCTTCGTTGCGCGGGCGCCTTCGATGATGGGCGTGGGGTCAACCGCTGCAGGCTTTGTCAGCGTTGCCAGCCCTTCGCCGCCATCGGTGTTCAGGTGGTGGATGGCTTGATCGAGGCGGTCGGATTTGGGCCAGTATTTGTAGGCCCGCTTGACCACCGTCTTCTTCGCCATTTCGCCATAGTCGGTGTCCCATGGCGAGGTCTTCCCGGCCTTCACCGATTCGGAGCGGTTTTTGATTGCGTCGATTTCCTCGCGGCTCATGCACTCGGTGAGGTAGTCGCCGCTGTGCATCTTCACCACAACGTAGGCGCCCACCATTTCGCCGCGCTCCTTGGAGAACGGGTTGAATGAGTGCGTTGGTGGCTTGTCAAAGCCGTTGAGCGTGAAGGCGTCGTTGGCATGCACCAGCGCGGCCTGCGCCCACATGATCGAACCGGAATCAATCGCCAAGTCAATCAAGCCCATGTAGCTGATGTCCAGGCAAATCTTGCCCTTGCGCGGCACCAGGTAGGCCTGCTTTTTTGCCGGGTTCAGACTGATGCCGATGGCCGCGATGTTGGTCACGGCATTGACGACAGATTGCCGGTCGCCAGCTGCCAGCTTGGCGATGTAGTCGCCCGAGGTCAGTATCTGAATGGCGAAACCGGCTTCGCGCTCGAAGTTGATGGAGCGGTCAACCAGCACGCTTTGGAAGCTGGACTCAGCCCCGTAAACGAACTGCTCAATGGTTGTGATGGCGTTCATGTGATATGGCTCCAGCTGCGGCCAGTTGCGGCCCTGTGCGCAGTCATGCGCGATACGTCAAACTCTTTTGCAAGCTGTGTCACTGATGCACCTTCCGCCCGCCTATTTCGCATCGCCAAGACCTTTTCATTGGTTAGCTTGCGCATTGGGTGGTTCTCCCCTATGGTCGCTGTCCCGTGCTGCATCTTGTCGGCGTGATTTCCAGACCTTGTGTCCCAGCGCAGGTTGGCTATTGCGTTGTGCATCTTGTTGCCGTCGCAATGACACGCATCCATGCCATCTGGACGGGGTGAATCAAAGTGCTCTAGAACCAATGTGTGGACGTAGTGCGTGCGCCGCACTCCGCTGGCATTCACAAGCCCCAGGCTCAGGTATCCGTTAGCTCCTAATGCAGGTCGTCGGATCTTTTGCGGCATGGGGCATACAACCCCGTTACATCGGATCACATTTTTCGGCTCACTGCGGATTCGGCCTAAGTTGCTCACCGAATACAGCCCTGCGTAGCCCGATATTGGGAGCCACACCTCCAGCACATCGGCCTCGGCTTTCGTGGTTGCGTTCATGTCATCCTCAATTCATGTTTGTTGAATCACCCGCCCGACACAATCCACGCATACCGAGCGGCTGCGATGGGCTTGTGGCACTGGCGATAGATGTGGTACAGGGCGGCGAACTCTTTTAGGCGGTTCATACCAATGGCCTTTCACTAAGCCAGTCGAACAATTCGTCAGCATCAGCAAAGACGCTGAAAGCCTCCTGCTCATTCGCCATCCGCGTGTAGGCGGTGTCGTGCAGGTGGTGGTAATCCGCGCCCACTTGATAGCTCGTAACAGCGTGGTCTGGGTGCTTTGTGTGCACGCGCAGCAGGCTTGGCCCACCGTGCAGCGGCATCATGGAGGCGGCTGGTTGCCACATCGTTTCCGTGCCATCAAACGCGACAAAGTGCGGGTGGCTCGGGTAGATGTAGGCGTACACACACCAACGGTGCGGCCCCTCGCTGTCGTAGCACGCGGGCTCTTCGCGCATTGGCGAGGTGTAGTGGTTCACGACTACTAGAAAGCCTTTTCCTTCGCGCTTCCAATCCTCGGTTTTGCGATAGTTGGTCATTTCCCCGCCTCCTTCGCAGCCTGGTGAATCGCATCAGCCAGATCAGCCTGCACCGCTGCATACGTGTCCACATCGCTTGTGCAGCCGCTGAAAACCAGCACAGCCAGCACTGCGGGAATGAGCAGCCAGCCATGACGGCAGAAGGCCCACACGGCGCGCTTCCACAGCGGTGTGCGGTACACCTCGATTGCCACGGCCTGCTGTGCCTGCGTCTTCCCGAAGCCGGGGCAGGTGCGGGCGAAGGTGCGGGTGTTGTCGTCTAGGTATGAGGGGGCGCGGGTCATGCTTGTCCCCCTGCTTCGAGCATTGCGTCTGCCATTTCGTAGGCGGCATTCGCCCATTGTTCAAAAGTGAAGCTGTCCCGGTCTTTGTCCAAAAGATAGGACTGCATCGCCTTCGCTGCCAGTTCGTCACGCTTGGCCGCCACGATCATTGCGTCCAGCCAATCGGTGCCGCTGTTGGGGACGCGCAGCTTGATGGCGGCGTATTGGCGCAGGGTCATGCCATCTCTTTTTGCCCACTCTCCGTCATCCGTGTAGTAAGAGGCCGGAAACGCAGGCCCGCCGTTGTTGGTGGTGTCGTTCATTCGTCAATCTCCGCTGTGTGATAACCATGCTTGTCTGCCAGCGCTTTCACCACTGCAATGCACGACGGCACACCGGCAGCGCAAGCGTCCATCAGTGCGGCAATCACTTGGTCATCGTGATCGCGGTAGCTGAGGCCGTCTAGCAAGCGGTCGTACTTGCCGAGCCGTGCTTCAAAGACGGCAACGGCAGCGAGGCGGGCTTCTTCAATCTGCATCAGCTCGTCGCGTTTTGATCGGCGGTCTTCTTCGGCTGCGCAGTCGCGCATCAGTAGCTCAAAGCTCATTGCTGTCTCCAGAATTGAAAAAGCCCCGGCGTGCGGGGCTGTTGAAGTGTTTAAGGCGTCAGCAATCGGAATGCTGCTGCTGCCACTCGCGTGGCCTATGCTGGTTCGATGTTCTGTCCTCTGTCCTTTTTATGAACTGGCAGTTCATACAAAGGATTTGGTACATATCTGGCTGGTGAAATGCTTTTGCTTTGCGATACACGCCGCGCTCGCCTAGCTCTGCCCGCTCTATGTTTCCGTTGTTGTGAATGTGATCTAGCGTCAAAGCTCGCTTATCGCTAAAACCACACCTGACGCACTCGTGCCCATATATTTCAAAAAGCCGCTCGCGCTCCTTGGCCTTCGCAGCCTTTGATTGAGCGTTGTATTTCTCTGGGTTCTCTGCGCGAAGACGCCGCATTGACTGGCGCTTTAACAATCTCGCACGATCAATGTTTGCTTCGTACCATTTCTTGTATGCGGCGTTACTCATTTATGAAACTCCTTAGCGCCTCCAAGAAGTGCCCATGCCACTGCCGCGCAGATTGGCACTTGCCCGTTTCCAAGGGCTTTAATTCGGTGTGACCGATGGGCCACCCCATCAACCACTCGACCCACGCCGGATTCAGGCGCATCGGCGGGGTCTGCTGGCCAGGGTTGAAAGCCTCGCGCTCTACTGTGTAGTCCAGCCGGTCGTCCGTGTCCGCCAGGTTGTGGTTCGGGCTCCATCCCTTGTGCGCTGTCGCTGTCGGATAGGTGCGCTGCGTTACTGCTGTTGCAAGGCCGTCCCCACTGGTTGCACTCGCACCTTTGCGGTTGTAGTTGCCGCAGACAGTCGCTGTCGGCCACATCACTTGCGCTGACAGCTTCGGCTCCCCGCGACTGTTCCACTTCCCATTCGCCCGGTTCGCTGCGTCGTCTGCGACGGGCGTTTGCCACAATCCAGATGCGCTCTCGCTTGTGCGGGGCACCAACGTCTGACGCTCCCAGCACTCCCCAGCACGCATCAAACCCCAGCGCGGCCAAGTCTCCGAGAACTCTTCCAAGCCCCCGAGAAGTGAGAGCTGGGCTGTTTTCCACGAGGACGTATCTGGGTCGAACTTCGCCAATGATGCGGGCCATGTGATGCCACATTCCGCTGCGTTCTCCGTCAAGTCCCGCGCCGCTCCCGGCAGCGCTGATGTCTTGGCACGGAAACCCTCCAGCCACGATGTCAACAATTCCGCGCCATGGTTTTCCGTCAAAGGTTTGCACGTCATCCCAAATCGGGAAAGGCGGGAAGGTTCCATCGTTTTGTCGTGCCACAAGCACGGCCTGAGCGTAAGGCTCCCACTCGACGGCGCAGACTGTTCTGTGTCCAAGCAACTGCCCTGCGAGGATGCCGCCACCAGCGCCTGCGAAAAGATGAAGCTCATTCATAACATCCATGAAAAAAGCCCCGCATTGCAGGGCTGG